CCTGGTCGCTGATGGCGGCTTTTCTGTTGTGATCAAAAATTGACGCCATGAGCAACACCATCATCAAGAACCAGGACGCCTCGATCTCTTTGGTCGTGGCGGCCAACGGAGCGCCAGTCCCGGTGTCTGGCGCTGTTGCCGCGTCCTTGCTGTCTGTGGATGGCCTGCCCACCGGCGCGGCTGTCACGGCGGCCCTGGGATCTGCCCCTGGTTCCGTCACGGTGACGATCGCCGGCGCCGTCACGGCCGCGCTGGCGGTAGGCGAGCACCTGCTGCGCGTGTCTGGTGCGTTCGGATCGCGCTTGTTCGAAGTGCAAGTCGAGGACGCCGACACCATCGTGCGCTCCGACCTGTTCATCCGGGATGTGGTGATCGCCAAGCTGCGGCGCGATCGCCTGGCGCTGGCCGCCGCGGGCGCCATGCCGGATGTGGCTCTGAGCGATGACTTCCTGTGGGACAAACTGCTGGCCGCCGAGGCCGAGGTGCGGCACACCCTGCGCGTGCCGCTTCGCGCCGCGCGGTTCTTTCCGCGCCAGCCGACGCCCGAGCAGCTGGAGCCTCTGCCTGTCGGAACGCCTTGGGACCTGGATCCGGCCTACGACTACAACCCGGACAACTTCAGTGGCGACAAGTGGGGCTACATCGTCACACGCCAAAAGCCGGTGCAGTCGATCGTGGGCATGAAGTTCGTCTACCCTTCTCCCCAGCAGACCATAGTCGATGTGCCTGCCGACTGGATTCGCGCGGACCTGCGCTATGGCCACGTGCAGCTGGTGCCCACCGGGACCGCCTACCAGACCCTGCTTGGCGGCTTGTTCATGAGTTCTCTGTCTGGCGGGAAGACCCTCCCGTTCACGGTGGACCTGGATTACATCGCTGGCCTGTCCAACGTGGCCACCGAGTACCCGGACCTGATCGACGCGGTGATCAAGCTGGCGGTGGTAAAGATCGTGGAGGATGGCTTCATGCCGCAGTCTGGCAGCATCAGCGCGGACGGCCTGTCCCAGTCGATGAGCGTTGACGCCGCGAAGTACCGCGACGCTGTCGACGCCATCATGAACGGATCGGGCAGCAACGGAGGCCTAGTCGCGCGGATCCACGGCATTCGCATGATGGTGATGTGATGCGCTTCAAAGCCGCAGCTTTCGACACCCACCTGGCCAACATCGGCCAGCAGCTGCTCTGGCGCCGCAGCTTTGCGTGCGCCTGCGTGAACCCGCAGTCTGGCGCGCCAGACCCCAAGCACGCCCTGTGCTCTGGCAAAGGTCGAATCTGGGATGACCCGGTGGAGACGGTGGCCGGAGTGGCCGGTCAGAAGGTGCAGATGCAGTGGGCGCAGATGGGAATGTGGGAGGCCGGCGACATGGTGCTGACCATCCCCCAGGCCAGCCCTCTGTGGGATGCCGGCGCGTATGACCGTGTGACCTCTCTCAATTCGTCCGACGTGTTCAGCCAGCCACTGGTGCGTGGGCACCCGGCTGAGCGCCTGAATTTCAAGGTGGCGAGCGTGACGCGGTGCTTCTGGCTGCACCCGACCACTCGGCTGATCGTTGAAGGCTCGCTGCCCGTAATCGGTACCGACGGCCGGCCGTCCTGGGTCGGCGGTGTTGGTGAGCCGCCCGCGGGCGTTTCGTACTCGATGACGGGCACGAAGCACCCTGAGTACTTCGTCTGGGGCGACTTCCCCAGCGACCGCAACGAGCACAGCGGCATGCGCCTGCCAAAGCGCGTTGTGGTACGAAACTTCGACCTGTTCAGCCGCTGACGGTCTTCTTGACCGCGGCCGCAAATGCGGCCATCGCCTTGGGTTGCATCTTCTGAGCCACGTTGCGAGCCAGGTACAGGCCCGGCTGGGCGGGCACGATCCACTTGCCGGTCTGGCCGTCCATCATGATCCGAAACGTCAAAAAGCTCGACGACTTGCCTCCGCCCGGCGTGCTGGTGTCCATCTTGACCATGCCGGCGTACCGCTTCGCCGTGGACGCTTCGACGCCGGCCTCGCGCAGGGCGGCCTTCGTCATGCGATCGCCCCAGGCGTAGGTCCTGCTGGCCACCAGGTAGTGCTGCTTCGTCTTCGTGTCCGACAGATAGTTCGCGTTTGGGCGACCCTTGCTCATACCGTAGCTCGGGCTGAGTGACACAACCTCGCCGGACTCACGTTTGCCCATGGCCGTCACCCGGCTCGGCGTCATCTGCTTGGCCAGCGCGTGAACGGCCGCCGGCATGGCTTTGGCGTGCGCCGTGTTGCCGGGTGTGTTGTGGCGCATGGGGATGACCAAGAACCGGCGCCCATCCGTGGTGCGGCGCACTTTGGTGCTGGTGTCCAGCATCTTCTTCATGTCGCGCGGCGACCGGCCGGTTTCGATCGCTGCCGCGTTTTGGTAGTCGGCTTCGATCATGGCGCTGAAGTCGCCCGTCATGCGCCAGCTGATGGACTTCGCGTAGGCGTCTTTCTCACCGCTCCACAGTTTGGCTTTGTAGACCGCCTCCTGCCAGTCCGCTGTCGCCTGCTTGGCTACGGCTTTCACCGCCTGGCTCAAAAGCGGCAGGACCTGGGCGTTGATGCCTGCGGCAAGGTCGAGCTGCGACCCGGCGTTCAATGTGATGTTGTAGCTCAGCGTGCTCATGTTGTCAGTGTGCCGTCACGCCTGCTCGCGTCGTGACGCCAAAATCCGACCATGATCGCAATGGTGCAGCCTCTCCACATCGGTAACGCGCTCCGGCTGTTCTTTGAACCGCCGGCCGGCGCCGTTCGGTGGAAGGCTCTGCGCAAAGGATCGGATGCATTTTCTGGCCACGACGACGCCACGGCGGCCGTGGTCTACGAGGGTTCCGATCGCCTGGTGGTCGATACGAGTTTCCTGCAGAACGAGGTGATGGCGTTCTACCGCCCGTTCTACACCACCGACGGCGTGACCTGGACGGCCGGCCCCACGGCCCACGGCACCCCGTCTGCGATCTACGAGGAAACCACCACCGACGTGCTCTCTTTCCTGCGCGAGCGACTGGAGGCAGGCCTTCTGGTTGAGGCGCAACGCGGGAACCTGGTGCATGAGCTCGGGTACATCCCGGTCTACACGGCCACACCGTCCCTGGAGCAAGGGCTCACGTTCCCGTTGGTGACGGTGCATCTTGAGAGTGAGGACGATTCGATCCGTGGCATCGGCGACGATATCACCGGCGATCTGATCGACGATTTCGATGGGTCCTTCGAAGAGTCGGAGGGTTGGCTTGCCAGCGTCAAGGTGACCGTGGTCGGGTGGTCGCTCAACAGCGACGAGCGCATCGAGCTGCGCAAGGCTATTCGGCGCCTGGTGATCGGAAATATCCCGGTGTTCTCCAGCAAAGGCTGGGAGCAAGTGAGCCTGAATCAGCAGGATGTGGACGCCGTGAGCGGCGAGTACCCTGCGCCCCTTTTCCAGGTGATGTGCAACTTCACATGCATCGCCCCGGTCCGCGTCGGAAGCGCGACCGGCTCTGTTCGTGAAATCATTTCAGGAGCCATTGTCCCATGAGCAAAACCGCAAGCCCGGCACCAGCCGCCGTTGTCGTTGTCGAGACTGTCCAGCTCACGCTGAACGAGTTTTGCCAACGCCTCTCCGAGACGGTGCGCCGCCCGGAGCTTCTGTCCGCCTTCGAGTACACCGAGCGCACAGCCGGCCGCCTGAAGGACTCCACCGCTGCTTTCGAAGAGCGCTTCGAGCAATTCCGTAAAACGCCTGTTTAAGCGAGGTCCACATGGCTGTATTTTTCAATGGGCGCTTGATTGTTTCGCCCGCCACCGCGTCCGTCGTCAACGACGACGCCATGCGCAACCAGAACCTGTCGGTCGGCAACGTGGTTGCGCTGGTGGGTCGTTCCGCAGCAGGCGCCCCGAAGACGGCCCTGCGTTTCGGCAGCCCGCAGGAAGCCCAGCGCGAGCTGGTGTCCGGCGAGCTGCTCGACGCCGTCTTGGCCGCGTTCGACCCGAGCGCTCAGACCGGCGGACCGCAGTCTGTTGTTGCCGTTCGCGTCAACCCGGCCACCCGCGCGACCGGTGTGCTCAAGAACGCCGCGGCCGCCGACGTCATCAACCTGACTTCGACCAACTACGGCCTGGGCCAGAACCAGGTGAAATACAAGGCCGAGCCTGCCAGCATCGACGGCCTGCGCCTGACCGTTCAACAGGGCCAGAACTACTACAGCCAGGACAACGTCGCCCGGCGTGCCTTCTCTGTGCACTACACCGGCGCCCTGGCCTCCGCGACCCTGACGGTCAACGACACCACCCTGGTGCTCAGCGCCCCCACCGGCACTCCGGTGGCCACCATCACGCTGGCCGAGTTCCCCACCGTGCAGGATCTGGTGGACCGCATCAACGCCGTGACCGACTTCACCGCCTCGGCGCTGGACCGCAACGGCACCAAGGCCACGCCAAGCGCCCTCGATCACGTCACCGTGGCCCAGGACGTGAAGACGGCCGCCTACGTGGTCCGCGGTGACCTGCAGGCCGCCGTGGATTGGTTCAACGGTGCTGGCGAGGGCTTCCTCAACGCCGCTCGAGTTACCGGCGCTGGCGCCAAGCCCGCTGTGACCCCGTTCACGTTCTTGACCGGCGGCAGCGATGGCACCACGACCTTCGACGACTGGTCTGCTTCGTTCGAGGCGCTCCAAGGAGTTGATGTGCAGTGGGTGACGCCGGTTTCCGGCGACCCGGCCATCCACGCCCTGGCCGACGCCCACGTGTCGTACATGTCGAACATCGGCCTCAAGGAGCGCCGCGCGATCTGCGGCACGGCGGCC